AAATTAACCGCAAGTAATACTGAAATTAACGCTCCAATCGCAAAAATACCTATAACAAAAGGAAATAAAAATGGAATGGATGCCAATGGTAATATTGAAGCCGATGAACCTAATATCACCGCAGATAAAGGGTTTAAGGAAAATGCCGTTATATTTGAGAAAATGTAAGAAGCCCCTGAAACATCTTCAGACGAATCGTATTTTGCAGAACTTTGGTTTGGAGAATAAAAATCATTGTTGGTTTTAGTTACCATAGCAGTTACTCCTCCCATATTTTCGGGTTGTAGTCTGCCTATGTTAGAGTTTGCATCAATACTTCCATAGTAACCAACAGTAGATGTTGTAAACCCTGAAAAATCATTACCAGGTGTGAAAAAATATGAAGGATAAAACATTCCATTCTGATTGAATGGTTGGACTGATATACTAGTTTGGGTTAATTTCTGTATTGGAATATTCAATCTGGTTTGTGCCGTTATAGTCAAATCCGTGTCATCAATATTTTTTCCAAAAATCCTTCCAAGTCGGTATTCATTTGTATATTTTGGAGAATATGGGTCAACTCCCCTTTGTAGAATAAGAATATATTGATTTTCAATGTCACTAAACGCATCCAAAGGACTAATAAGAAAATCATTATCATTTCTACGATATCCTCTAAGCCTTTTTTTAGCCAAAATTAATCGTGATGGTGCTGCTAATACATTTGGGAAAGTTTCTAACTCACCTATATTCCATATTTTAATGGCGTCAGCCACCGTGATTGCAGTAACAACTTGGAAATATTCTCTGTCTTGAGGATAAACTTGTCTTGACACAGTACTTCCCGTAGGTAATGAATATAATACAGTTTGGTCAGTTGTTTGAGTTACAGCATAATTAACGTTTACTGAGGTTGCTTGTTGAATTGTTGTTCCAGTAATTCCATTAACAATATTATCTTCAGTTTGGGCAGTATATAAAAAGTTTCTATCCGTCGTGGTTCCAGGATTTACTGAAGTTAGTAATTGACCTGATTCGTAAAACTGATTTGACAATATCGTTGTAGTATTGTCGAAGTGAAATTTACCGAAATTTGAATCTTGTGCAAAAGTGACTTTTATTTTATTCAGGTTATCAAAATATGAAGGTCTTGTATTGAATATATTGATACGTTCCCCAACAGTTAAACTTTCAGAAAAAGCAAAGTGTTTGTCTTCATTGGATTCATCTGACAAAAATCTAACTACAGATGACTTTGGTGTTTTGAAAACATTCAAATCTGAAACCTCATCATTATTTCCCGCAATTGCCTGTGCGAAAATTGCTGACTTTATTTGTACATCATCAGATGGAGTACCATCAGCCCCAAAGATAGACTCTAAACCTTCAACATAACTTGGTGGAAATGAAACATAAGATAAAACTCCATTAGTCCCACTGAGTAGTGCGTTGGAATTCAATTGTGCTTCATTACATGAGCAAGATTGACAATCAGGATAAGTAATCATCGGAAGTCTTATTGTGAAATCTTTCGTTTCACATTTTATTCTCAAACTATTACAAATAAATTGGAAAGGTCTTCCCCCAAGAATTTTTATCCCACACAAAAAACAAAGTGCTTGAATTACAATAGTGTAAATACCCAAAAGTAAGTGAGCATTTATCAATAATACTATCCCAACAAACTGAATCACTGTGAATATTATAGAAAATAAAAAGTATAACAAATCAAAGTTTTTGAACCCATCATTAACAGGAAACTTATTAATAGTACTATCACAACTATCATCATCAATTTCTTTAATCCCAATAAATCTACCTCTCCCTCCTTTTTTGTATTGGTCAATTAATGATGATACTGTATAAACTCTATTGAATTGAAATTCATAAAAAGTGTCTTCGCAATCAATTATTTCATTTAATCTATCTATCTGTTCCGATCCAGTAAACCCATTTGTATATCCACTCCACGCCAAACCAAAATAATAAGAACTTTCTTGAAGATTTTTTGCAGTTTGACTTGGTGAATTGTTTGGGTCTGTTGTGGAATTAGTCCATCCATATTCTTTTACGTTAGGAACCAAATAACTTGGCCTTCTAGTTTGTATGGTTAAATCGTTCGCTTGTGACCATTTTATTTTGAACCTGTACTTACTTTTAGTTGGTATGCCGAGAGTAGAATCGTTAGACAAAACTCTTTCTCCAAATTCATTTGTCACAACATAATCCAAGTTCATCGGTAGTTCCGTCAACCAAGTCCCATCCCCATCGATTACATTACCCGCTTGTTCTAACTCATAAACCTCTAATACCGGATTACCATCCTCATCTTGTTGTATTGTTTGTCTTATCGCTAATATTTGACCAGGTCCTGAAGTAAGCCCACACAAATTACCCATATTATCTTTGGGTTTACAACCTCCAAATGTTTCACCAAATAGTCTAAGTCCAGGTCTAATTCTGAATTTATCAGGTGAAGAAAACATTGACCCCATAAAGACTGAAGTTGGTTGAATATCTACATTCGCATCATCTCGTAAATCAAAATCTACTCTATTGATTGATATGTCACATATTTCAGGGTCTCCCCATAAAGGAGAAATTTCAGCATTTTTAGTTAGATTAATAATTTGAGGTAAGGAATTCAAATCAGTAGATGACCTAAATTTATTTCCTGCAACTTGTGCTTCAGTTGCTAAACCCATTCTAATTAAATCTTGTGGCGTTAAAGAGAACTCACCTATGTCTGAAAGGTCAACATCCATCACAATGGTCCGTTCTCCGAGTGGAACTCCCATTATCATGTAGTCTCCACTATCATTTGTTCTAGAAGTGAACCTATAGTACTTATCGTAAATCTCAACAGTAGTACTACCAGTTAAAACATCCGATTTTGAAGGTAACGTCCCTGTTGCAGAGTGTTTTGAATATGATGGTGTATAAGGTAGTAAATTATATCTATATCCATCATCGTTCTTATCGTTTGGAGATTTGTATGGATATACACTTGTAATTAGTGGGTTTGATTCATCAACCTGTTCGATTGGGATGAATATTGAAACTCTAGCATTTGGGACACCAAATCCATTATTTGCTGTGACTCTACCCACCAAAACACCATAGTCCGCACAACTTCTTGTGTAGATATCAGTTTGTTGTATTTTAAGAGATAGTATTTCTAAGAACTCAAACTCTTGGTCTAATTGTACATTAATTGATTTGTTAATACCAAGTTCGGTCTTAATTCTATATGAATCACCCATGTAATATCTTTAGTTTATAAATAGTTTATGTGTAATTTTTAAGAATTAAAAGCACACACATTATAAATTATAACCCAAAGTGTTGGATAATAAACCGATTATGAGAAAGTAGTGGATTGGAAATTCTGAACCGAAACCTTAATATCTTTGCCCGGATATCTGATTTGGTATACCTGTGATGGTTGTGCAAAAATTGTTGAGTTGACTGGTTGAATCTCTCTTGTCTCAGGATTAGAATATTCCATAGAAGTTTCCGCAGATGAATACTGTCCACCAACATTATTGAAAACTTTAATTCCTGAAACAGTTAGAACTCCATTTTGATTTTGGACAATACTTTGAATTTCAGATAAATAAACATTTTGCCCCAATTCCCTTACTTGTGGATTAAAGTAAGCGGAAATTCTATCTACAACATCCGCAATAACTTGGCCTGAATTCTGCGCTGATGTTAAAACAATAGAAACTTCAATACTCAAATCAATAACCTCAGCCGTAAGAATAGATATATAATCATTCATCATTCTATAGTTAGAAAGATACGTCGCGACATTTTGTTTTAAGGTATTTGATACAATATTTGTTAACTTTCCTGAAGTATCATATGATAATAATTGAATCAAAATTTTGTTGTTGTTTTCAGTAACTGAAACTTTGGCAGGTGCACCAAACTCTGATGGCATATTTCTGATAATAGACTCATAATCTTGTACTGTAACGGCTCTCTTTTGAGCTGAGAAGTTGAATGAGACATAGTTTCTAATTTCTTCAAGTGACGGTAGCCCCGCCCCACCGATTGCAGCTGTAACGTTATTACATCTCAAAGAATTTACTACTGATGAGTTAGTAAGTTCGGATGGTCCATTAACAAAGAAAGACACGGTACCAATCTGAGTGATAACGTTTGTCCCTAAGTTAGTACCTAACCCACCACCAATTCTATATTGTACAAATAGAGTTGAGTTTGGAGTTAAAGCAGACCCTAAAGATATGTTGTTAGAATATCTCTGTAAATCTATTGTTGCCCCTAATGTCGTGAATTGGTCAAGAGCATCTTGTGCTGTATTTGTGCCACCACCGAAAGTTAACTTTTTGAAACCTTCAGGTGTATATTCACTAATAAATCTATTTGGTGTTTGAATATACCTACCAACCTTAATACCTGGTTGGTCGGATACTTTTGTTGGATCTTCAATAAAAACTCTATCTTCGGCTAAAGCATCTACCTCATACCATTTGTTAGATGGACCTAAAAATTCCGCACTTGTTGGTATGTTGGTATATTCAGTTCCACTCTTAAGTAAAACACTTGTTATACCCAACACATTTTTTTCAGGTAGAAACAATTCAAAAAATGGTTTAACATCATTTGGTGTTATAACTCTTTTGAAAACCTTAGTGATACCATTAACTACTAACTCTCGTTTAGTAATTGTATAATTTACTAATACGTTATTGGCATTGAAGTTAGGTATCTTAAGTCTATTAGGAAATCCTTGGGCATTGTATGGTGAAGTAAAATCAACATCATATATATTTTCAAAAACAATTCCCGCTCCTGAAACTTGTGACCCTCTAGCTAAAATTCCAAGGTATCTTTCATCTTCTTTGTCACCGAAGGCAGGTACCGTAATTGAGAAATCTACTAAAGATACTGATGGTCTTTGTCCAGGTAGTTTCAATCCATAAGTTCTTGCAATATTATATATTGAAGATCTTTGTTGAGCATATTGTAGTACTGTTTCTTGGATACTCCTATCAATGTGATAATGTAAGTTATCCGCAACCGCAGCATTCAAGTCCAAAAATACTGAGAATACAGATGCGTCATTAAAATCTTGTATTAGTTCAGGATAATATGTCCTTACATAATTAAGTAACTCAGTCCTTATCCCCTGATAATCTCTAGTTGTATATGAAATTTTACGATTTGCCATCTATATTAAATATTAATAATAACAAAATCACTTTGAGCAAAAGTTGATCTGTTGTTTGAGTAATCTATTCTAATTTTTGCAGTATATTCTGAAGTACCTTTTCCTGGTAATCTGTAAATTGGAGATTCACTTGTACCAATAGTATTTTCACCTATCATAGTATCAACTTCTTCCATTGGGTCTGCTGGTGTAATTGTTATCTGATTTAATAAAAGGTTCGGCATAAATTGTTGAACCGCGTCTCTTATATCTGATTGAATTGCGTCAAAAGTCAAACCATCAAATGGTTCAAATAAGAATTCGTATAATCTAGTACCAAATTCAGGTAAATAATATCTACTTCCCTTCCTTGTTAAAAGTAAGTGAATTAAATCAGATTTTACCTGTTGAGCTTCTAACTGAGTAAGTTCTAAAAAATCACCTCGTCTAGAATCTCTGAATGGAAAATTAATACCATATGTAACTCCGTTCGCCATAAAGATAAATATAAGTCCCTTGTTTTTCCTTATAAATAGCCTGAAATAAAAAATCCCGATATATATCGGGATTAATTATTTAATTACGAAGAACAACCGAAACATTCGATTTCAATTCCTTCAGGTTTTGGTGGTAAATTCATATTACTATAATCAACCTTTGGAACTTCTACAACAGGTTTTGGTTTTTGTACCTTTGACATATCCAATGCTAAGTGTTTAGCTCCTGTAGAAATTGCCTTTGTTCTAACATAATAACAAAGAGTTTTCAAACCTTTTTCCCATGAATGGAAATGTGATGAAGTAATCTTTGACAATGTCGGATTTGACATATAAATGTTCATTGATTGAGATTGATCAACAAATGGTGCTCTATCTGCCGCCATATTAATCAATTCTTTCTGTGAAATCTCCCAAATAGTTTTGTATTTCGGAATCAAGTGTTCAATTCTTTTAACTTTTTTGTTGTAGTTTTTATCTTCAACATCAAGATACTGATTAAAGTTAATATTTTGGATTGACCCTTCATTCAAAATAATTTCATTTTTCAAATCCTCAGACCAAATACCAATCTTCTCAAAATCATTAATTAAGTATTTGTTCACAATCATAATTTCACCTCCTACAACTCGTCTATTGAATAATGCCGAGTGAGCTGGTTCAGTCATTTCAAAAGAACCTGTAATCTTAGCAGATGATGCAACTGGCATCTGAGCGGTGAACAATGAATTACAAACACCATATTCTTGGACATCTTTTTTCAATGTTTCCCAATCTAAGAATAAATCAGAATCATTTAGACCCCACATATCAAATTGGAAAATACCCTTTGACATTGGAGAACCCTTGAAGAACTCATATGGTTTTCTGATACCTTTCTTACACAAATCATTACTCTCAGTGACCGCAGCAAAATAAATTGCTTCGAAGATATTCTTGTTCAACGATTTAGCTTCATCTGAAGTGAAAACATAATCCATAAGACAGAATACGTCAGCTAATCCTTGAACCCCAATTCCAATTGCTCGTTGTTCAAGACCACCCTTAAGACCTTTTTCTGTAGAATAATTGTTTTTATCAATAACATTATTCAACGCTCTTACCGCCTTTCTTACTTCTTGGATTAAAAGGTTATAATCAAACTTACCATCAACAATAAAGTTTTTCAACACAATTGAAGATAGGGTACAAATTGCCGTAGTCTTTTCATCAGTGTACTGATAAATTTCATTACATAAGTTAGATTGTTTAATCACACCAATGTTTTGATGATTCGTTTTCTTGTTGGCACTATCCTTAGCACACAAGTAAGGAACACCCGTCTCAATTTGAGATTCAATTACTTTACTCCATACTTCTTGAGCCTTTACCTTACGACCAATACCCAAGTCAACCGCCTTACGATAGTTTTGTTCATACTCTTCACCATAACACTCTTGTAAAGGTTTGATACCAGCTTTGATAATGTCGTTGGGACAGAATAAGTACCAATCTTCATTATTCTTAACCGCTCTCATGAAGTTATCCGGAATCCATAATGCCGTGAATAAGTCTCTTGCTCTCAATTCTTCAGCACCTGTATTCTTTTTGATATCCAACAAATCGAAAATATCTTTATGCCACGGCTCCAAATAGATTGCGGCACTACCAGGTCTTCTACCTTGTTGATTAAAGAATCTTAGTGATTCATTAACAATCTTCAAGTACTTCAATAAACCACCAGCAAATCCACCTGAAGATGTAATTCGACTCTCTTTACTTCTAATATTAGACATAGACAATCCAATACCTGCAGCGTCTGATGAATATGTTGAAATGTCATTCAAAGTTTTCAACAATCCATCTCTAGAATCGGAGTTATTGTAGTGTAATACACATGAAGCCAACTGAGGAACCTTTGTTCCTGAGTTAATCATAATTGGTGTCGCCTTGGAAATACGTTGACTTGACAATGACTCATAGTATTCAACTGCCTCCTCAAAAGTATTTGTCACCCACAATGCAACTCTCATGTACATATGTTGTGGCCTTTCGATAACTTTTCCTTTAGGTGTTTTCAATAGGTACATCTCTTGTAATGATCTCCAACCAAAGTAATCAAAATTATAATCATTTTCATGATTGATAACTTCGTCAATCTTGGACGGACCATACTCTTCAATCTTTGCCATCAAATCATCGTGAACTACACCATCAACGTGTAATGTGTGCATTACATTAGAAAAACTTGGGTCGGTCTCTTTGTGATACGATGAAATAGCAACTGATGATGCAAGTCTTGAATAGTCATAGTGACTACCTGTATACGCCGCAGCAATTTCATACACAAGTTTATCTAACTCTTTTGTGGTTATGTTACCTTCAGTTGGTACTGATGTAATCACCTTAATGAATATTTCGTCAGAGTTTACGGTTAACCCTTTCGCAGCTCTTTTAATTCTGTTGTAAATTTTTTGAGGATTAAATGCAACATCTTCCCCACCTCTCTTTTTTATTTTTAATGACATCATAGGTATAAAAGTATTAAATTAAAAATCAGAATCAAATGATAATTCTTCGTTTAGTTTAGCCTTCTGGTATTCCATAGTTCTAGACTCAAAGAAATTACCTTTTGTTTCGACCGCAATCTGTTCCATAAATTTGAATGGTTGTTCAACATTGAACTCTTTTTTACATCCAAACTTAACCAACAATTGGTCAGTAATGAATTCCAAATATTGTTTCATAAGGTTAGAGTTCATACCAATAAGTGAAACTGGTAATGATTCAGTAATGAATTCTTTTTCAATCTCCAATGCTGACAATAGAATTTCTTTAATTCTTTTCTCAGATGGTTTGTTTTCCAAGTGGTTATTAACCAAGTGAATTGCGAAGTCACAGTGGAGGTTCTCATCTTTGAAAATCAAACTGTTTGCATTACACAATCCTTGCATAATACCTCTTGATTTCAACCAAAAGATTGAACAGAATGACCCTGAGAAAAATATACCTTCAACCGCAGCAAATGCAACGAGTCTCTCTTGGAACGTAGAGTTCTTAATCCAATCAAGTGCCCACTTTGCCTTCTTCTGTACCGCAGGTAAATTATCTAATGCAGTGAAACATAATTGTTTTTCTTTCTCATTTGAGATGTATGTATCAATCAATAATGAATACATCAAACTGTGGATGTTTTCCATCATCAACTGAAATCCATAGAAGAATTTTGCTTCAGGATATTGTACTTCTTTAACAAAGTTTTCTGCAAGATTTTCATTTACGATACCGTCAGAAGCGGCAAAGAATGATAAAATGTTCTTGACGAAATATTGTTCGTTTTCAGTTAGATTATTCCAATCTCTAATGTCATTTGTCAAATCTACTTCTTCTGCAGTCCAAAACGCTGCTTGGTGAGATTTATAAAATTCCCAAATATCATTGTGTTCAATAGGGAAAATGACGAATCTATTCGGATTTTCTACTAAAATTTTTTCCATAATTAATTGTGTGTTTTATAATTGTTGTTGTTGTTCTTTCTGTTTTCTTTTTTCCATCAACTCCTTAACTCTGTCTCTCTTTTTCTCTTCTTGTTGTTCTTCGAACCCTAAGAATGTTACAGAGCTTTCAGTGTCGATTTCAAGGAGTTCGTTGTTGAATTTACAATTCTCAAACACCACCCCGTCTTTTCCAAGACGTGATTTCGTTATCGCAATTGTCGCCAAATTCATCTCCTTTTGTTGAAGTGTTTTTGCCACCGTAATGATAACGTGTCCAACTTGAGCCTTCTTAATTGACCCACCCATTTGGTCAGTAGTAACTACCTCTGAAGAAATGGAACTTCTATTCCCTTGAGTTGCTGTCCAACCAACCAAATTAAGTTCGTGACACATCGCTTCAAATCCTCTCATTACCGAACCCTCAGCCTTCCATTCATCCTTTGATGATGACTCAGGTAACACACAATCAATATAATCTAACATAATCATATCAATTTTGTTTCCATCTGCAATCATTTTTCTAACCTGATTTTTAAGTTGGTTCATTGTCATAGTATCAGATGCCAATTTCTTCAATACAAGTTTGTTTTTCATTGTTTCTTGTATTTCAGTAATCTTTGACATAACATCTTCTCTATGTAATGCTAACTCGTCAGGTGGGATACCCGTCCAAATCGTAAAGTGTTTCCTCTGAACAATCTTTGGATTGTCTTCGAAGAATACTTGAAGGACATTGTACCCCAAGTTGAATGCGGTATTAGCAATCTTCGTTAAGATTGTAGTTTTACCCACACCTGTTGGTGCAAGGATTACACCAATCTCACCTTTAGCCAAACCACCCTTAAGTAGTTTGTCAATACCTGGTATTCCCATAGGTATTGGGTGTCTATAATCCTCATCTAATACTGTCTCTAAGTCCGAGAAAATGTCTGTTTGACCTTTCTCTATTTCACCAACCTGTAACGCCTCTCTAACTAACCCCTCCACTTTATCATAAGATTCAAAATCACCTTGAGTGATGATTTTTTGAGCCTTATCCATAGCCTTCTGAAGTTCTTGTTGTTTACAGAATTTCAAAGCCTTTTCTTGAACAAACTGTGTTCCTTCGAATGGAGCTTCTTTAACTTGTTTAAGTGTATCTAAAACAATTTTGGCGACTAATTCTTGAGAAACTTCAGACTTGATAATTTGTTCGAGAGTTTCGAAGTTAGGGGTTGATTCATACTTTACATAGTATTCCTTAATCATCTGTAAGAGGATTTTGAAATACTTGTTATCAAAGTATGTTGACTCGATGACATCAAGAATAGACGATGAAAAGTCTTTATCTACCACAATCTGATTCAATAGTTGAATCTGGAAAGTGTTCCCTAAGTAATCGAAATTTTTGTTCATATATTTGTAATGCTCCCCTGTGTATTATTAAATACTCACTTACTCAAATCAAAATCCAAATATTGATAACTTAATCTCTGTTCTGAAAAAATGTCAGTCAATTCTCTGAGAATGTCTTTCAAAAATGGTCGTACGTCAACGGTATAACGAACTTTGGGTGGAAAATATTTTCCATCAAAAATTCTATGACAAATTGTCGTGTCTCCATTTTTTACGAAAATGTTGAAGATTTCTGGACCATCAGTGTAAGAGGTATCCATAACTGATGGGTCATGCATAATAGATTCACTATTGTCCGTCATGTAAATAACAGTCTTCATTTTCAAATGATACTGTAGGTCATCTTTAATCTCATTAATGAGGTTATAGAATTCAATTGAGTTTTTTGCATTTGGATTGTAACCTCTAACATTGAAATACCTTTGAACAACAATGTTGTCGTTAAGGGTTAGAAGAAATTCCATTTTAGTGCTGTCTTGCTCTTTCATAAAGTTTTTTTAATTTTTGTTTGTGTTTCGTTTTTCTTTTCGTGTAAGTTTCATAAATGGTCGGAGGAAATTTACCCAAGCCTCATCGTTCTTAGGTAGGTACTTGAAGAGTCCGTCCTCCATCATCATTCTCATCAAGTTTTTGTATCCACGGTCGGTGGGGTCTATTGTGTCTGTATGTATCTGTTCCACAAGTTCTTTTCCATCATCAGTGATTAAAGGATTGTGAAGATCCACGATTTTTTTGTTTGTTTCAAAGAATTGTTCTCCAAATGTACCGCTTTTAGTTTTACCAATCAAAATGTTTTCTAACGCCTTTGGTTTTTTCTTTTGCTCGATATTTCGTGCGTTATCTAATATTTCCTCGATAGTGCATGATTTTTCCAACATCTGAGGGAATAGTTTAACCAAAGTCTTTTCCCCCAACATTTCAATACCATCTATATTGTCAGACTTGTCCCCCGTTAGAATCTTAGTTAATAAGACATTTTGGTGGGGTATGTTGACCTTATTGATAGTAATCATGTCTCCATACCTATAATATTGTTTGGAGGTCGGAGAATAGATTGTAACTCGTTCTGATATAAGTTGGGTTAAGTCTTTGTCTGCGGAAAATATAATAATTTCCTCATCAACAGAAATCTTGGTATAGTGAGCAATTAGGTCATCTGCCTCATTGTTCATCATTTCAACCTGACGAACAAAGATTTCTTCGAGATATTGTTTAACTCTCGATTTTTGTTGTAGATATGACTCGTACTTATACTCGTTCATATCTTGCCGACGATTTGCTTTGTATTGAGGATAAATGGATTTCCGTATAGATGAGTTGGAGTTTCCATCCCAAAAGACCACAACCTTGTCATGATTATGTTCTTCCAAAAACTTTCTTAAGATGTTAATAAAATGGTAGATTCCACCTAAGTGGTCTCCACCATTGTACAACTCTTTTACTCCATGAAATCCTATTTTGAACAGATTATCTCCGTCCACTAATAATGTTTTAATCACAACTCGTGATTTTAATGTGAAACAATAAACTAGTCTTCTTTTTCTTCTTTCAAGGTAAAGTCCCCATCAGAACCGATAATATCTTTCCAATAATCGGCATATTCTTTTTTGTAAGCTTCAATGGATGTCTTTTCTTCTGCAGCTTCTTTACCCGCTAAAAATCCGTGTGGTGTTACAATAATTTTTCCATCTTCATATCCCAATCCATTGATGTGGTTTTTCAATACAGAGACTTTAGTTCTTGTAGCAAACTTAACACTTCTCTTATCTTTTGTTGCAGTAATCTTGTTAGTTCCTGCTCCTTTTTGATTACCAAACAAAAATACCAAAGATGAGTTCAACCAAATTGCTTCACCACCTTTTGCTTTAATTTTTGGTTGACCAAAAGGATTATCTGGAAGTTCAACCCAAGGCTGATTAACAATAACCAAAGTGTTTTCATATTTTGAATCCGCTTTACGTGAACCTGAAATACGTTGGTTAATACCCATACCAATTTTGTCTGCCAAAGTAGAAGCGTTGTGTTGTTTACCACCTTTACCCTCAAAGGTCATCTTACATGGAACGGAACCAACAGAATCCCAAAGGAACAATAAACTATAATCTAATTCACCTTTCTCTTGAGCATCTAACAAAGTGTTGATGTAGTCGGTTATCTGTTCGATGTAATCGAAGTTGTTATTGAAGATATAAAATCCATCCCAATCTAATTCACCTGTCTCTTCATCAACAATTTCCTCGCACTGAAATCCCATTAATTTGGCGTGTTCAAAACTCCATTTTTGTTCTGTAATAATAAACACAGGAAGAATACCTTTCTTTTGCGCATCAACCGCAGTCTTTACCAAAGCAGTAGTCTTACCAGTATCGGAGTGTCCCAAGAACATGTTAAGATGTCCAATGGCAGGTCCAGGAAGTCCAACGGCGTCCAAGAAATCTCCACCCAAATCAAAAAATCTTTGAGGTTTATATTTTGCTGAAGTTGAGAATTTTTTCTTCAAACTTTCGAAGTCGTTCTTTTTAATTGCCATAAGGAATGTGAGTAAAACTCGGACACTGAATTAATGTCCGAGTTGAGTTGTTTAATTAGAATGGTAAATCTGATGATGGTTCGTCGTCCATCTGTGGATCTACATATGAGGATTTTTTGGAACCTCCACCGAATGATTCGGTTTCAACTGAACTATCTCCGTAAACGTAACCACCTTTTTCTGAATCCCACTTAGGAGTTTCTCCTCTTGCGATTGCTTCAAGGTAATCAACAGGTTTTTTGGAATAAACATCCATCCAAGTCAATTCATCTTCCATCCAAGCCTTTGCCTGTTGTTTATCTTCATGTACAGGATTTGGGTCATCATACATAATAGTCGATACTGTTGTGTATTCTTTACCCTTTGGAGTTTTTGCTTTAGCAAGTTCAATGACTAAGTCACGTCCTTTTTCAGGGTCAGTAATGTCTCCTTTGTTTCTCCAAATAGGAATGATTTTGTCAAGGATACCATCATTCTTGAAGTTGTGTTTGAATCTCCAAAACTTTGGACCGTCTTCCTCGTGGTCTCTGTCAATTACTTTCACAATATAGAATTTTCGTGAACGATACTGAGCAGCCAATAATTTGTCAGACTCTTTACCTGTTGACATCAATTC